AACTGTAATAGTTGTTTCTGAGTTAGAATAAGAACTTACAACTCCTTCAGCACTTGCTGGTAGATCAACATGTGCATTAGTTATATCTACTGTATAAGCGTCAGCACTTGTAGTTGTTGCATATTTTTCTATAGTATATGTTGGCATTATGATGTCCTCGTTATTTTAGCTGTTATAGTATCTGCACTAAAATCTGGTTTCCAAGATTGTTTATAACAATAAGAACCAGCACTAAAAGCTCTTGGACTAGCATCTTTTAAGTACATTAATGTATCGCTCATTATAGAATCTACTTCTCCATAAACTACATCTACTCTTAAAGCATAGTCATCTGTTGAAGAGAGTCTAATTAAATCTCCTTGTGAAAAATCACCATCAAAATCAGTACCAGAACCCGTTACTTTCTGTTGATTAGCCTCGACGGTTACTGTTCCACTAGCCACTGTTAATCCATTATTTGATGCTCCGACTTCTTTCCAATAACTAAAATTTAATAATCCATAATAAACAGTAGCTCCATTACTATGTGTTGCTGCTGTTGTACTATTAGATCCTCTTGTACAGCCTGTTAAAGTATTAGTACTTTTACCTGTATATATAATATCTTCTGAATCTACTCTAATAGTTCCTGATTCTCCTAAATTAGCTGCTGATGCTACATCAATAGAAGTTTCGGAAGCATCTAATGCTTCATTTAATGTAGTTGAAGCTCCCCAAGAAGGGTTAGAAACTACATTATCTGTAAATAAGTCTACAGCTTTCCAAGGGTCTGTTGTATCACTTGAATCATGTATTAGATATCCTGCTCCACCACTTGATAATCCAGAAAATGCTTGTATCTCTTGTGCTGTAGTAGCAGAAGTTACAGTATGTAACTTACCTTTATTATTAGTAAAAGTATAATTATCTGCGGCAGTATTTACGTTTCCACTAGTGGTATTTAATAAGAAATTACCTGTCATATGTCCACCTCTAGTAAGTTTAGATATTCTTCCTATTGGTGCTGCTACTGGAGTTGTATGTGATCCTTTAAGTGTAGAATATGCGGATTTTTGTCCATCTGTATTTACAGTTCTAACTGAAACAGTATAGTGACCATTCTTAGGGTTTAATATTTCTAATGTTTGTCCGTTGGATTTAACTGTTTTAGGATAAGTTTCTCCTATATTATGTCTAACTTCATAAAATGCTACATCAGGATATATAATTTCTTGAGCTTGAAATACATTAGAAGTATTTATATGAGATTTTCTAGCTGTATTAAATAAACCTCTTGTACATCCTGTTAAATTATTAGTACTCTTACCTGTATAATAAATAACTTCATTATCTATTTTAATATAACCACTACTTGTAAAATCAGTAGCATCTGCTAATACTACTGTAGTAGCGATAGAATTTATTGCTCCATTTAAAGTTGATCTTTTACTTGTATCATTAACTGAAGCACTTTTGGGTGCTTCCCAAGATACTATTACTTTATTTGTTTCAAGGCTTCCACCCGCTGATTCATCACCAAAAGAATCACTTGTAAAAGATACTGTTATATGACGAGGTCCAGGAACTGCTATTAATCTGCTTGGTTGAAGAATATAAGGAGGAGTATATATAGTATAACCACTTTCTACTTGCTCAAATTTAGAACGATCATATAAAAGAGCAGAAATATCATATGTTTTATCCTCAGAATTTTCAGAAATACTTACAACTCTATATTGTACTGTCTTATGTGTGTTTTCTTTCTCATTACCATCTCTTTCATCAGAAGTAATTGCCCATATTGATTCTCTTTCTGGAGCATCTGAAAAACCATCTATAACGAATAAATTATTTACTGTAATTGCTCCTGTTGTATCATCTATAGTTCCTGAAAGACTTCCTTTATTTATAATTTGATTTTCAACTCTGGCATGTTCTGACCATTCTATTCTTACACTATCACCATCATCGTCTTTTACCCCTATTGATTTAACTTGTGTATTTACATCATTTCCCTCTCTGTCTTTGAAAATTACATCATTTCTTAAATAAGTTGTACCACCTATATCAGCACTATCTTGACCTAAATAAGCTCCTCCCTCTCCAAATATTATATGTAAAGTATAAATACTATCAGGATATAATGTTACATTACGATCTAATGGAATTGTATATCCGTCACAAGTACCACTATTAGATATCCTACCACTAAATGTAACGCTTTTCTTTTTATGGTCCTGTACATTAATTATATCTCCAGGTCGTAAATATCCAGCATTTTCAGAAGTTGCAAAACTAACTATTTCATTCTCTAATTTATTAGTTAAAAGTGCCCATTCTCCAAATCGACGCGCTTGTCCCTGACTAGTACAAGCAAAAGCTGTCATTTCATTTGTTTTAATTTGATTTGATTCTATTATATCTTCTACGTCTTCTATTATCTCTTTTTCTACTAAAAACTTATTACCTGGATTATTCCAACTAACTACTATTTGATTTGGTTGTTGTTTATTTGATGTTCCTTGATAACCAAATACTCCATCTATTACATTTGTTTGATTAAAAGTATATATTGGAGATTTAGGTCTATCTTGAATAGCAACTAATTGTCCGTTCATCCAATGAACTATTCCTCTAAATACAGAGGCAAAATCTTGTAAAACTTTATACGCTTCTTCTGAAGTTTTAATAAATCCATTAAAAGTAAAACGAGGTTCAGTACCTCCTTTTCCATCTGATACTAATTCATCACAATATCTAGCGATTTTATATAAAGTATATTTATCTATTAAAGTTCTATCAGTAACAATATTTCCTAATCCATAATGAGTATGTGTACATAAATCATAAAAAATCCAAGCAGGGTTATTAGTATAAACTCTATTATAGTTTACATGTCCACTACTAAAAGTGTTAGTATCTCCTCTAAAATTACCATCCCAAGTTTGAAAGGTTCCTGCATCTGCTCCTGTAGTAACATTTCTATTATGAGAAGAACCATTAGCTCCTCCCTCATCTCTTGTAATATAATTAGTAGGAACTTGTACCTTTATACCCTTAATATGATACTGTCTAGAAGGTGGAGACCCAAAATCTTGAGCATCATAAGCTACTACTGCATAAGCAGTCATTGGATAAGTTAAATTATCTGTAACTTGAGCTTCTACAGTTTGTAAATGAGTAGTTCCATACATGTTCCAATCTGATTTACCTTTTCGAAAATTATCAGCATTAACTTTTTTTATTCTTATTCTCCAATCATTAAAAGGTTGAAATTGATTAGTATCAATCGTAAATGCTTCTGAAAATGCGGTTTTCTCTTTTCCAGATATAATAAACATATTACTAGCTTGTTCATGTGGACCACCCCAACCAAACTTATCTGGATCCTCTCCACCTAAACTTGATCTACCAAAAACTAACTTAGTTATAAAATCGTCTCCAACATTAGGTTGATATTCAAACCACATCTGCATTTCTGACCAATTTGGCCCTTCACGTCCGGTACCACCATCTTGAGAGTATAAACCTTGTGGAAAAACAAAAGTAACTATTATTTGATCTATATTACCGGCAACCGCTACTCCTACTTGTAATGCTGTTATAACTGTGTCTTGAGCTTTACCAGAAAAACGTTCTGAGCCTGCTGATCCTTCTGTTCCTCCATGTCCTGTACCTCCTGATTTATAATCCGAATTTTGTTTGATTTGTATATTTGGTGCATAAAGATAGCTTGCTGTAGGTATTTGTATACCTAAATTAGTTACAGGAGTTTGAGTTAATGTACCACATTTTAAACCCATTCCTGTATTATCAAAGTTCCATCTTTCATTATGATTAGTTGGATCATAGGTCTCTTGAGTAGGAAGATATAATTGAGCTAAAACATTAGTAACTGAAGTTTTAGCTGCAGTTTCTAATGTACAATAGTCACTATCTGCTGTATAGGAAGCAATTTCACTTACATGAGACATAGCACCAGAGGCTCCAGCAACTGTAGTTTCAATAGCAGGTATTACTGTTGCTTCTCTAGCACCATTTATAGATAAAATAGTGCCTCTATAGTCAGATCCATCTGCTCCAGCACCAATTATTTTTAATGATTTCCTATGTGGGGTATTACTACCACTTACCATATCTAATACAAAAAAATCGGCACTAGAAGTTATTGTAGTAGTACCTAATCCTGTTATTACAAATGTTGCGGTTCCAGAAAAAGTTGGGTTTCCTGCTTCACTTGTAGTAGACTCTCCGGCTCCTTCAATAGATATATAATGCTTCTCACCTGTTTCAATAGTTTTACCATCAAAAAAGCCTTCAGTAGAACTTACAGTAACTCTTTTAGCACTATTAGCCGTAATATCTATACTAGCGGTTGCAGTTGCTCTAGGTCCAAAGAGTTCCCATTGACTAGAGTTCATTAAAGGAGTGGAGTTTAAATATACAGAAGCAGCACCATCTACTAATCCATGAATTTCGCCTTCTGAAATCATATCAAAGATAACAGCATGCTGCTCAACTTCTGGACTCATAAGTATATCTAGGGCACCAGGAAAAGGTGTAAATTTTTGATCACTCCATCCGCTCATTATTATTTCTCCTATACTCTTTCCTATCGTATTATTGTCTCTGGGATATATTCACCACCAATATTATCATTAAAACTATCACCACCGCCTACTAATGTACCGCCGGATACAATAATTTGAACATCTTCATAACTTGTACCTTCTATATCACCCGAAATAATATTTCCATTTGCATCAACAGGACTATCACCATATTGTAAATATCCCAAATTAAAAGGTCTATTACTATAAGAGACATTTATAGGGCTCCCTGGTACTAATGCTTCTCCATAGCATAAGGGTACGGGTTGTCCTTGGGTAACAGTATTAGCACTACCACTCATTAACCAACCTTCTTCTTCTTTTTCACTTTCTGCGGTTGGAGCGAGTAGTTGTGTTACTCCTTGTAATACAAGCATAGTTCCTATTGACTGTAAAGCAGTCTGAACTTTTATTGCCATACTTCCAGAGGGGTCTCCCATCATGAAACCTACCCAGTATAAAAATGCACCTATAATTATTTTTCCTATACCAGAACCAAAAAACCCATGTTTTTTTCCAGCCCCTAAAGGTACGGCTGCAATAATTATATCTTCGTTATTTAAGTTTAAAAGTAATTCTTTTTCATCGTTTATATATTCATCTGCTCTTTGAACTGTAAAACCTATATCATTTTCTTCAGCATCAATTAAATACTTTTTAAGTCCTTCAGTTTGACAATCTATAAGTCTAAGTATTTCTCCAAAATTAGATATATTCATAGACCATTCATGTCCAAATTTATTTCCAATATCTCCTACTAAATGTACTTGATTCATATTGTTCTCGGTTTTAAATGATATAATTCTTTACTTGGTAAACTAATGATATAATAATCTAAGTTTAATCCGTTACATTGTTTTTTATCAAAATCACTAGGTTCTGCACTACTATCTATATGACTATGTAATACTCCTACTATTTTATTCTCTAATGCTGCTTGTATATATTCTTTTGTATCCATTTGAAAATTATCAGCATTTTCTGATATATTTTTAATTGGAATCCATTCTGCTTTTATATTATTTAAAGCTATTAATCCACAAGCTTCTTTTGGGTATTCTTTCTCTAAATGTTTATAAATCTTTGGTAGTAAAGAAGTAATCATTGTCCATACTTTCTTGCACCTGGAAAGCCTCCAAACATAAGTGTCTTTGTTTCATCTCTATTAAATCCCGGACCTTTATCACTATCTGAATTTATATTTACAGGATTAAATTGATATCGTTGCATACAAGAATTTAAAGTTTTTCCACAAATATCTGCTCTTTCCCAGTATTTTCCTTGTTTCGGGTATCCATTATTATTTGGTTTATGATCTCCACCAATTTGAGTCTGATTTATTACTCGAAATAATCGGGGGTATGTTTCTAAAGTACGATTATCGTTTGGATCTGATCCTATTATATAACTAACATAATCACTATAGTTTTTATCTGTATAAACATTTGCCCATTTTTCTCCAGTATTATATTCTTTATAAAATCTTACACGTCTAAAATTCCTATTGGTATCTGACGGTGTTCCTGCATTTGCACTTGTAACCACTTCTGTTCCTTGCCAATAATCATAAACAGGATTATTAGTATCATCATTAGCTAATATTGTTTGGTTTGATTCTATTCTATTTAATCCTGTCTTTTGAACTCTATAAATATAATTTGCTGTTAGAGCACCTGAACTATAATCAGAAGTGGGCGCAAAACTTATAGGAATAACTGGTTCATCAGCTTTATTAACAAAATTAGTATATGCATTAGTATCATTTCTACTAAATCTACTCCATGTACATGCACCAGTTCTACTTCCTTCTGTTATTCCTATATCTGCTCCTTGATACTTCCAAGGACAAGCACCTCCAATAATTATTCGTCTAGGTAATTTATATCCTTCTAAGTCATAAGCGCTTGCTAATTCAAAAGTAATCATTGATGAAAATTGAGATGCTATTCTATCAAAAAAATAAACTTCTTTTGGAAACTCGATTGGAGCTATATAATCACCTTGATCTCCACTTTGTCCTACACAATATTTATATAGAGTTTTCCTTCTAATAATTTTCTTACCTAATAAATCTTCGTTTTCTAAACCCTCTAAAGCATCACTAAAATTTGTTAAAACGTTTGCTATTGTAAGAAGTGGTCGTGCAGATGGTTCACCTGATTTTGTTTCAAATCCTTCTATTTCCATTGGGATTGCTTCATATTCTAATATATCATATTTGCCTGAAACTGATCCTTTAGTTGCACTTCTAAATTTAATAGTGGTCATATTATTTTCAAGTCCTCTATGAAAATAAGCTGTAGTATTAGTAGTAATATCAGTATCTAGTTCTATTTCATATAATTCTACTATAGCTGATCCAGGATTCTGTTTTTGTAAATCTTTTATTAAATCTGTCATGCCTCATATACCCTCTCAAAACTTCCTGAAACACTATAATAGTCTCCATAATCATAATTAAGACTCCAATCAGAACAAACAACTGCTATTCCTGCTTGAATAATAACATTTGCTGTACTAACCTCAGTTGTAAGAGAGGAAGTT